TTAGTTTGATGGAAAATCCCATATAAATTCTGGTATTAGTTTGGTTAGCTCAACAGATAAGTCCCAGACAACCGAATTCAGTTCATCAAAAACATTATTTTCAAAAAGATTCAACAACTTACCTCTATCTTTTTCTGAAAGCGGCAGCTTGTTTTCTCCAGTAAGGCCAAGAATTAATAGATGGATTGCTAAAAGGCGGCGAAGCAAAACCACTAGTTCATCCCTTTGAGAAGTTCTTAAAGCTAAAATTTCCTTAACATTCTCAGCTCTAAACATTGCTCCGTCACCAAAAAGCAACCAATCTGCTGATATTCCAAAACGTTCCGATACATCGATTATCCATTTAGGCGGGATGTTATTCCGCTTTCTGGCGCCAGCTACAGATGAATGATCAATCCCCAAAACCCTTGCCAACTCAGTGTCGGTTTTAACTCCCAAACAGAGTTTAATTCGATCAAATACAGCATCGAACTGCGTCGCAGCAGAATGCGTTTGCTGTGACGTTTGCGATATTGTTTTTTTTTCTTTTTTAATATTCATTTATATTCATAAATAACAAATAATTATAACGATTTTGCATAGATCTTGTGTGTTTTTTGGTGTGACACAACATTTTCCTATTGACAATTGTTTCTTTTTACCACATTCTTTACCCTAAAAACACATTTTTTTCTACCAAGCATAAAAAAATAAGTCAACAAATTAATCTTTTTTAGCAATCTCACCAAATGGTAAACACAAAGGAAGCGACATGAAAACTTTAGAAATAAAAATCTGGCTTCTTAAAAAACAATACAAACAATCCAAAATAGCTAAAGATCTGAACGTAAGTCAAACCACAGTCCATAAAGCTATACATGGTAAAGATAAAAATCGAAGGGTTGCAAATTGGCTTGAAAAACACGGTTGCCCAGAAACATATCTATATTAACGATTGAATTATGGATAAACTTATAACTGCAAAAGAAATCGCAAAAGCCCTGGGGATTACAAAGCGATCTGTTTTGAGGCGCGCCAGAGTCGAGAATTGGCCGATTCAAAAAGCTTCCAATGAACAAGGTGGAGGGAGAAAACATTTATATCCTTTTAATAGCTTACCTTCAGATATTCAACAACGCCTTGTCGTCAAAGCGCATAGATGCCGATCCGAGTTGATACCATCCCGTCCCATCGATGAAGATCGCATAAAGTTCAATATGTATCTGTGGGATAGCGCCTCAGAGCGCAATAAACGCCAGGCTGAAGCCAGGAATTTGGTTCTTAAATCGAGAAATATATTTAAAAAAGAAAAAAAGCTGAAACATGGTCAGGCGGATGCAAGTTTTTCAAACGCTTACAACGCCAAGATGATTGTCGATATCCCGGCCTGGGTATATGACTCCCAGCCAAGCCTTTCAGTGCCGACCATCGAACGTTGGAGGGCCAGTTTTAAAAAAGACGGCCTGGTCGGGCTTTTGCCAGGATACGGCGGGCAGCGGGGCCGATCCCGCGCGATTACTCCCGAACTACGTCTTTTTGCTCTCGGGCAGATAGCCAAAACCCCAGAAATACGAGTTTCACACCTTTGGAAACTGGCAAAAAAAATCTTCGATTCCCGTTGCCCATCCAAAAAGACATTATACCGCTTTATCGAACGCTGGAAGCAAGATAATCCCCAGCGAGCCGCCTTCATTGAAGATCCGCGTTTGTGGAAAAACACCATGATGCCCGCCTATGGAGATGCCACTGCGGGGATCGACTATTTTTGCCACACCTGGGAGATAGACAGCACGCCAGCCGACGTGATCACAGCAGACGAAAAACGGTGCTGTATCATCGGAATTATCGATGTCTATTCAAGACGAGCTGTAATTCTCGTTGCCCCCACCTCCAGAGCCACCGCAATTGCCGCGTGTATGCGACTTGCTCTTTTGAATTGGGGGGTTCCTTCCCGGCTGAAGATGGATAACGGCAAGGATTACCAATCCTTACATATTGAAGCCGTGACAACCGGCCTTGGAATCGAAACCCCTCTACTGCCAAAATATGAGGGGGAGGCGAAACCTTTTATTGAAAGATTTTTTGGAACCCTTACCAGAGATCTTCAGGAAATGACGCCCGGTTACTGCGGGCACTCTGTGGCTGATCGGCAAAAACTGCGTGAACTGGCGACCTGGGGCACAAAAATCACGAAGACCGGACCGCCGGTGGAAGTGCCGTTTACAATGGCAGAGCTTCAGGGACTGTTTGATAAGTGGGTCGATGTTTATGAGCGTAGCCCTCACCGGGGACTGGGCGACAAATCGCCTTTCGATGTCGCCCTGAGCAGTAAAAGACAGCCGGAAAAGATCCGCGATGAACGTTCCTTAGATGTGCTTTTGTCACGCAACCCGATTCCCCGAAGGGTTGGAAAGAAGGGGGTTGCCTTTGAAGGGGCCTATTTTAAATCCGCCGACCTGGTGGAACATGCCGACAAGCGCGTTCTGGTTCGTCAGGATCTTAAAAATGCCGGGCTGTTATATGTTTTTGACGCGCGAACCGAACGGTTTTTATGTCTGGCTTTCAGTAATAAATTGCACGGCAAAAACCTTGAAGAGTACCAGGCCGCCAAAAAACAAAACGAGAAAAATTTACGGGAGCGCCGAAAGGCTCTTTCCAGGCTGGGGCTGGATAAACGGGAATGCTTGGATATCATGCTCGAAAACAACTATCAGGAGCCGACGCTGCTTCCCTTTCAGGCCGAGGCGGACAGCCCGGCCATCCGTGAAGCCCGCCGGGCTGTCGGAATCGATCAGCCGATTTCCGAACCCTCCGGGGTTGCGGATGTGGTGCCCATAAAACCGAAAAAGCTTCTTGATCCATTGGATCGGTCGTTTATGACGGGTGCGGATTTGGATCGTGAGTTTGAAGAAGCCAAACAGTTCGCAAAAAAAATACCGCACGTGGGGTAGACGTGCGGTAGAGAGGATGAAACTATGAAAAAAGAGTTTGCTGTGACAGATAACGTAAAACGATTTTGCGCTGCTGTCAATGGTATTCTTCAAGCACCGGCGGGCGTGGACCGCATGGCGCTTATTTATGGCGATCCGGGGCTCGGCAAAACGGAAACCGCCACCTGGTGGGTGATCCATTACGGAGAATCGGCGGTATATGTCCGGACGAAAAAGCTGATGAGCGGACGGTGGCTTTTAGAAGAGGTCGTTGCCGAGCTTGGAGAACAGCCTGCTTATCGAACCAGCGACCTTTTTCGCCAGGCGGTGGATGTGCTGATCGGCACCAATCGGGTGGTCATCCTGGATGAAATTGACTATCTTGCCTATGACGCCCGAGTGATTGAAACCATCCGAGACATTCACGATATCACAAATTCGCCTTTCGTCTTCATCGGAATGGCCCAGGCCGACAAAAAGCTTAAGCGGTATCGGCACCTGTGGCGTCGGTTTTCAGAGGTCGTGCGTTTCGATAATTTGACCCGTGAGGATACAGCCGCCGTGATCCGGCAGATCGCCGAGGTCCCGGTTAACGATTCGGCGATTGAAGCGATTCACGGGAGCGGCAATCTCACGGTGGCAATGCTGTATCGGTGGGTGCAAAAGATGGAGCGGATTGCCAAGTCACGGAATTTAGAGCAAATCACGGCGGACGATTTGACGTGAAGAATAAGACAGGTGTCAAGGCATGGCTCAAAAACAGACTCAGGCAATTTTAAGTTTTCTTTCGCGCCGCAAGCGTTTTTACCTGGATGAGGCGGTGAAAGAAACCGGCCTTGACCGCCGGAAAGCGCTCCGGGTGCTTGAAAAATTGTGCGGCAATGGCTTTTTAAACCTGCTTGCCGACGAACACATCCCCCCGCGAGGAAGCCAGACCGGGCCGCCCCGGCGAAACCCGCGATATGAGATTGTCAAAGACCTTGGCCGTCGCACGCCCAAAAGGCCGGAATGCGCCAGGGATAAAATATGGCGCGTTTTTCGATACATGCGAAAAGTCACCCGGAGCGACCTGGCGCGTATTTCCGGATGCAGCGTAAGCTCTGCGGAGCAATATACCCGGCACCTGGAAAAGCACGGATATATCCGGGCTGCGGGCAAGCGCGGGAAGGAAAAAATATGGCTCCTGGTAAAAGATACGGGGCCGAAAAAACCCAAAATAAAGGAGGTGATTTGAATGAACCAGGCACAACGGCACAATGAAAAAAAGGTAAACGTGGCGGTGGATCGGAGGCGGGATCTGGCCAAGATCCATATCGCAAAGAAACAGTTGGGGCTCGATGAAACCGCTTACCGGGAGATGCTTTTCGGTATTGCGGGAGTAGAGAGCGCGGCGGATCTGGATTGTCCGGTCCGCCGTCGGGTGATCGCACATTTGAAATCATGCGGATTTCAGCCTATGCACAAATCGGCGCGGGCATCCGGGATGCACCGGCCTCCGGCAAAGGAAAAAGCTCCGATGATTTCCAAGATCCATGCGATCCTGATCGAGCTGTCCTTGCCGTGGAGCTACGCGGACGCAATGGCCCGGAAGATGTTTCGGGTGGACCGGCTGCGGTGGCTCCATACGGAACAGCTGCACAAGTTAACGGCGGCGCTGATTTACCATCAAAAAAGAGCGCGCAAGAGAGGCAATAAGAATGGCTATTAAAGTTAAAACCTGCCGATTATCAGATGAGGTAAAAAGGGTTTTGGAAACCCTCAGCGAAGATCAAAAACAGCTAATTCAAAAAAATTATCCCTTTCGCTGGGAACGCAACAAGGCCATTCGTGAATTAAGAGTAAGGGGCGTAAAATTGCCCGTTTTAGTTAAAATTACAAAACTGAGCCGGAGCAGTGTCTCCAGAATCGGAGCTAAAGCGCCCGAAACCCGGCACAGTGAAATTGTTGCATCAGAGGAAATTTTAAACGTTCTCAATAATCTGGAAAGATTGATTGGTGTTTTAATCAATCGCCTTTCTGAAATTAAAAAAACGGAATAAAAAGGAGGAGTTATGGAAACAGAATCGTTAACAATCAGCGATAAAATAAAAAGACAACCATTTTCATGTGGCGACGAAAATGAAGATTTGCTCGATTGGTCAAAAAAATTGGAGGCATTGGGGATGACTATAGAAACGCTTGCCTTCAGAGGTGATGAAATTTTATCTATGCATGGGGAGCGCTTAGGCCAGATAGTAACTGATTATGCAAGGGCCATCCATCAAATGGCAGAGGAAGTTTATTGGGCAATAGATAAATTTTACAAAGAAAAAAGAGCCTTTGCGATGACCGGCAATCATGCAAAGGCTCAAGGCGAGGATCTATAAAGATCCGATCCACAATGCTTTAATCGCACAGTAAAACAGTAAAGTCAACCGCCCTGGATAGGTTTGGCCGCCGAAAAGGTGAAACCCTCTTCACCCTGCCAGGGCAAAACAAAACGAGGGGGCAACTTAAAGAGGGGGTTGCGTGATCATCATGCAGCCCCCTCTTTTTAGTAAAAACAGGAGGGAAAATTGAAAGAATTTAAAGGACTTGAAGACTGGATTGAAATTTTTCGCGGAGGCAGGCAGACCGACGGCATGGGCCGCGAGCATGATGGGGACGAAATCATCGATAAAGCGGTAAACACCTTTAATGCCGCAGAACACGAACCGCCTCTTGTAGTCGGCCACCCGAAGGACAACTCCCCTGCGTTCGGCTGGGTGCAGGAACTTAAAACCGCCGTTAAGGATGGAGTCAAAGTGCTGCTGGCCAAATTCCGGCAGGTGGTTCCGGAATTCGCAGAACTTGTCAAACAAGGAGTATACAAAAAACGCTCGGCTGCCTTTTACCCGGACGGCCGCCTCCGTCATGTTGGATTTTTAGGCGCAGCGCCACCGGCCGTAAAAGGGCTTGCGGATCTCAAGTTTGAAGATTTCGGAACATCGTTTGCCGCTTTTGACTTTGAAGATGGCCAGTCGGTTAGACATTTCACTGAGGCGGACATTGAGGCCGCGAGGGCTGAGGCGGCGGCCTCTGAACGCCGGAAATTGATGGCTGAATTTGCCGAAAAAGAGCGAAGGGCGAAACGAGAGGCCCAAAATCGAGAGCTTTCCGAATGGTGTGATCAATTAGTCTCTCAAGGAAAGATTGCGCCAGCCTGGGTCCGTATGGGCATTAAGGAGTTCTGCCAAAAGCTTGACAATGAGGAAGTTTATGAGTTTTCAGAATATTCCGGAGGAACAAAGCTGGAATGGTTTAAAAATTTTATTGCCGCACTGCCAAAACTGATTGAGTTTCGCGAGATCGCATCACGTGACAGAGATATCACCGGCGCATCGGAAAAGTTTGAGCAGCTGGTTAGCAAAAAACTCAAAGCCAATCCTGCAATAAGCTATAGCGCGGCATTTACAGAAGTTCAGGAAGAAAACCGGGATCTGGCCACAGAAGTTTTTAATGAAATAAAAAAATAAAAGGAGGACCTTAACATGTCGCAACCAGACACCAAAGATCTTATCGTACCCGTTCCGTTAAGAAATATCAGTATTGCTTATCGGAATCAGAGCTATATTGCAGACAAGATTTTTCCAATCGTTGACAATGTAGCACCAAAGGCAAAAATTGCCCGGTATTTAAAAGGGGCATGGTTCAGGGATGAGGCAAAAATGCGTGCACCCGGAACTGTGGCTCCAAGAAGCGGTTTTCCGACGGACGATATTGATATCAATACAAAAGAATATGCCTTCGCAAAGGAGGTTACAGACGAAGACAGAAGATTTGGCAAAGCGGCAGGTGCGCCGCCATTAAAGCCTGATCAGGACGCCATCGAATTTTGTACGGATAAAATCGACCTGAAAAAAGAACGCAGGGTTGCGGAAATCATATTAAGCAGCACATGGAGCGGAGTCGCCGGGGAGGACGCCGAAGGGCTCTGGGCTGCTGCGGATGAAGGCAACACGTTTATTGAGGATGTAGAGGATCAAATAGAATACATCCGTTCGCAAACCGGATTCCGACCAAACGTGCTGATGCTGAGTTCAAAAACGCTGAAAGAAATTAAGCAAGAACCGACCGTTCTGAATCGGATCAAATACGCCCAAAAAGGGATTATCACACCGAATCTGATTGCGGCCCTTTTTGATTTAGATGAGGTTTTGGTTGGATCAGCCATATATTCAATTGCTAATGAAAAAAAGGACGGCTCCGATTGGAGCTCGCAAGACATTTGGGAGAAAAACCAGAATCAAGGCTCTGCGTTTCTTTTTTACCGGCCACCCGCGCCTGGGCTCAAAGTGCCCTCAGCCGGTATTCAAGCGCGTATCGCATATGAAAACAACCATATGCCCCGACGGGTATCATCCTGGAGGGAATCGGCAGCCCATCAAGACGTTTATGAAGTGGCCGAGGAAACCGATATCGTTCAAACCGGACCGGATCTCGGGTTCCTCTGGTATGACACAATTCTCACGTAATACAGCTTGGATCTTATGCTCCGCTATATCCCGCCTCCTAATAGACGGGGATAAGATCCTTGCAGGTGCCGATTGGGCCGTGTCCCTAAAATCGGCTGACTGCCACCTCGGTTTGCACGGAGGCCGAGGGTTCTCATTTTGTCGCAAACCATCCGCCTCAATTAACGTTGGATATATGATCGGAAAACCTGCCCCTAAAAAAGTCGAAAGATATTTTTATTGCCCTTTTTACGATGAATGTTTAGATCTGGCTGCCTGCGGCAATTGGATTTCTTTTTCCTGCGATGCTTGTCCTATTTACAAAAACAGAGTCGAGTTCACCCAATATTTTCAAAAAAAATACAGGATCTTTGATGATGACGGTGCCGAAGATATTTGAAAAACAAACAAAAGCCGTCCCGAAGAAAAAAAATCAAAGGCAGCTGGTCGCCAAGTTTTTTCAATTGATTCTGCAAAATCAGCGGATCAGTATTCGACGGATAAAAAAAGAAACAGGTATGTCAAAATCCACAGTATACCGATGGATAAAGGCGGCTTCCGAAGAAATTCCGATTTGTTTGGATAACGGAATCGTTGTATGCAAGACGTTTAATGCTCTGGAAGAATGA